CCTGATGCTTCACGACTCTTCTCAAGAGTCAGTGCCAGTGCAGTTACCTCCCCGCCATCTGGTGAGAGATTGGAACGTTGCATATCCTTAACGCGATATTTACGTACTTCGGTCTCGCTTACTCCGCAGCAAATGCACCAACAAACATCTTCCATCTCGTCATGGAGTGTTTCGGTCGCGGGAGACTGCACAGGAACATCAACCCAGGTATTTGAGCGAAGCTGATCAATCACCTTGTGAACGAACATCTCGTTAGGCACGCCATGGCGCTTTTGCTCGATGATGGCGTAGTCACCAAATTTGAATTCGATTTCGTTATTCATGTTTTTTACCCTCATAAAAAAGGCCCGAGATATGCGAGCCTGTTAATTTGCTTTTGTTAGGTCGTAAAAAAGGCCGATTATCACAATCAGCCCTGTTAGATTCTCAGCTATGTAGATCTCATGCATGTCAGCATCTCCTGTAAATCATCATGATTCTCTGTCGTGCAGGGCTATTCAGATAAGCCTGAACGACGCCATTTCTTTCAGGATTGTATTGCCTGAATGCCTTTGGTTTTGTTCTGACGTCAGCGTAGTTATCTTTATGGATAAACTGCTTCTCTGCTGGCATATACAGCCTTGAGTATGTCGCTGAGTTGTGACGAAGAACTCCTTCACTAGCTAGCTGCACCACATAGCGAAAAGCAGATTTTCTACTCACGCCGCATGCTGTTGCTATTTCGCCAACCGTCATGGGCTGTGATATTGATGGGATGAAGTCCATTACTTTCTGTCGAATTGTGGCGGCATTCTTCCTTGTCACCCCTCCCTTGCTGGCGATCATCCGCTTCTCAGCTCGGACTGAATCTGTCTTTAGCCATCGCTCGTAATCTTCTCGTGACAGGAAGGTTCCGGAGCCGTTGATTGAGTAGACATCACCAGTATTTTTTAGCTTGCCAACCAACTTGTAGTAAGTTGCGCGAGATATGTTTATATGGGCTTTTGCTTTCTGCCAGTTTACCGGTTGGTTATCTCGGACGAAGCGAAGCAATTCGCCTCTCGCATCATCTGGAACTGACGAGTTAATTCCACTCATTGTTTCCCCCTGTAGCTGTCCCACGTGAATGATAAAGTGCAGCCGCCACCGTCGCTCATTCTGTCAATAACCCGCTCTCCGATGAATGCTGATAACTCATCTTTGGTTTGGTTGCTGATCAGGATGGTAGGCTTCATACGTTCATAGCGGGTGTTGATGATTTCAAACATGATGAGCTTTTCAGCGTCACTGCCGAACTGAACCCCGACCTCATCAATGATGAGCAGGTCTGGTTTCGTGAAGAATCGAATTACTTCATCCTCGGTTCGTGTAGAGCCTTTCGACCAGGTTGATTTGTACTCTCGGGCAATCTTCAGCGCCGTGGTGAATGTCGCAGAGCTTTGGTGCTCGGTAATTGCATGTCTCGCGATACCGAACGCCAGATGATTCTTCCCGGTGCCTGGCTTGCCGCACATCACCAGGCCGCCTCCCTTCTGCAAGCGCTCAGGCCATTTGCTCGCATATGCCTGACAAACCCTCAGCGCTCGTTTAGCGTCTTCGTTAACAGGTTCGTAGTTTTGAAGAGTGCAATTGGCAAAGCGATCAGGAATATCAAGACTTCCAAGTAGCATTTCAATGGTTCGCTTACGTGATGCGTCGTCGATTTTAATCTTCTCGGCTTGCAGGGTGATAAGTTCATCCCTCATGCATACAGGGCATTCACTGGGCCTTGTAGCAAACTTAATCGGGCCAGTTGAATAACGGTTACGTTGCTCGAACTCACCATGCTTTTCACATGTTCCGGTACCAATTTCTACTTCAGTGTGTTCGATAAAGATTGGCGGAGCACTTAACTCAGCAAGTTTTTTCTCCAGTGATGATATCTTTTCATCCAGCGTCATGATCACTCCTGAGCCCATGCAGGCATTTCAGTTTTCCCGTAGTCCTTCGATGCGAAACCTTCAGACTGAAGACCATTAGCGACCTTGCGAGCAGGGCGTTGCGCAGCCTGCTTGTTCTGGTAGCTGAGTTTCTGGCTGGCAGTGATGAACCAGTTTTTCGGCTTCTCGTGAGTGAATTCGATATCCAGCTTCTGAAGTTCGTAGTTCATGTCAATCAGCGGATAGAGATTCTTCCAGGCCTGATAGTCCTTGTGGTTCAGTCGGACGATCTGCCCTTCGAATGCATATCGACTTGAGATTTCGTGAACGTCTGCGCTTTCTTCCTGGTCACCGTCGCAAGTCGCGTCAGCGGCTTGGGTGTTAGAAAGGGAATCAGGAATCAGGTTAAGGGAATCAGGAATCAGGTTAAGGGAATCAGCAGGATTTAAATTGTTCTCTACTGGTTCTTGCACTGTACTTGCATGGTGCTTTTCTTGTGCTTCATTGTTTTCAATGACTTGTGGTGATTCTGCATCCTTCTTATCTTCCTCTTTATCATCCTTGCACTGTTCTTGTCCGGTGCTGTCATTGTTCTCTACTGGTTCTGGTATCTCACTTGCAGCTTCTTTGCAGTGAGGATTCTGGTGCTTCTTCCAGTTTGAGATCTGGATAAATCCATCTCCATTAACCTGGTAACGGTTGATGAATTTACGCTGATGTAACTGCTGAAGGAGTTCATCGCAGTCAACATTGTCGAATGGCAGGACAAGCGCTTTAACCTTTTTGGGGCGATCATCCAATCGCCCTTCTTTGTCAGCAATAGTCCACAACCCAGCGAAAAGCAGACGGGCATATGGAGAGCACTCGGCAAGTTCATCGTTGGTGAAAAAGCCAGGTTTGATATTTCTTGAACGGGCCATCAATCATCCTCCAGTCCGTAATCTGTAAAGTAACCAGATGTCATCTTGAGGAATCTGGCCTCTGTTACCGTGTATGCTTTCCTGCCCTTCCTCTCTCGCCCGTCAGGGTCAATTAGATGGCAGGCGTAAATGATTCGTCTCTGCCATTGGCCTGGCATATCTGCAACGGAAAGAACCTCCAGGATTCTCTTCCCCTCTCTGTCGGCCGTATAAATCGTTTGTTCGCCGTAGCCGCAATCAGCTGGTTCTGATGTCTTCCTGCATCCACCAATCCATCTCTCGTCAGTGTGAACATCACCGTTGTAGAGCTGGTAATCCGTGCAAACAAAAATGAACGGGTAGACTGTTTCGAACCGGTCACCGGCTCGAATGTCATGGTTTACTTGTGCGTTTTGTCCAGGCATAATTACTCCTGTGAATTGATCCAGTAATTCGGTTCTAGAACTGCATGGTGATTTGCTCTGAACGCTCCGCTGCAACGGGGCGTTTTTGCTTTGTGAGAACTGCAGCCACTTCCTTCGCTAATCTGGCGATATCGTCATCGACAACACCCCACTCCAGAACGGCTAAGAGCATTGCCATCTTCGGCAACCAACTTTCCTTCCATCGGGTGATCTGCGCTTTATCAACTCCGATTGCTTTGGCTACGTTATTCCCACCTTTCATGGCGATTCGGTTGAGCAACCAGGATTCAATGCGACGTGCATTGACCTTGTTGCGGTTAATTGAGTTTTCCATTTGTTAAATTCCATAGTGTTGAAAACAAAGAAATAGACCTTGCACATAGAGCGCAAAGTCATGATTAGACTTTTTATGAATGCCCTTTTTCAGGGCTGGGATGTGTAAGAGCGGTGGTACTTAAGCTGCGTTTGAGCGCAGTGGAGAAAAGACAAGGTGCTCTTTAGTTACACCCTTCCTTTCTGGAAACATCTTTGTTGCTTCCTCAATTTTGGAAGCTTTTGTTGGTGATGCCCTGCGATTGCCATATGCAATCTGATCCAGGTAACCAACAGTAGTGCTGGCTGCTTTTGCAAGCTTCGCCCATTCTTCTTGGCTAGCTTCTCTGCGCCAGCGGAGCAATTCGTTTTGCATTGTTAGCGCCTCATGTAACCTAACAATCACAAGTTTATCTAAATGATAAATTAAAGCAAGTAAATTTTATCATTCTGCATATTTATCACCCTGCTAAATGGTGAGAGCATGTACCCATGGAAAATAAAGACATTCGACGCGCTAATTTGAAAGCGCTTATAGAGAAGCATTTGGAGAAGCCTGGCAATACCAAGGCTAGCTTTGCCATTCTTTGCGGAATAGCCCCGGCTCAGCTCAGTCAGTTGACTGGTGATAAATCCGTTCGGAATATCGGTGATTCTATTGCTCGCAGAGTTGAGGATGCTAACCATCTTCCAAATGGCTGGATGGATATGATTCACGATGCTACTCGGCATTTCGATGATGCTGAGCAGATCAGTTACGTAGGGAATTTAAGGCCGGGGTTGGTTAGAGTGGTAGGAGAGGCGGTTCTTGGGGTTGATGGCGCGATTGAGATGACTGAAGATCGCGATGGCTGGCTAAAAATACATAGCGACGACCCAGAGGCATTCGGCCTAAAAGTAAAAGGCGACAGTATGTGGCCCCGTATCAAGTCAGGGGAATATGTGCTCATAGAGCCAAACACTGAGGTTTGCGCCGGTGACGAGGTGTTCGTAAGAACCAAAGAAGGTCACAACATGATCAAGGTGCTCGGTTACAAGAGGGATGGCGAATACCAATTCACGAGCATCAACCAAGATCATCGCCCAATAACACTGCCTTATGATGAAGTGTCAAAGGTTGAGTATGTAGCTGGAATTTTAAAGCAATCCAGACACCTTGATGATACCGAGGCGAGAGAGTGGGCAATTAAGAGTTTTAGGTGAAAACGAACGCACTTGTTTTAGAAAATGGTCGCAGAAATGCGGCCTTTTTTTGGCCCATATAAATGCAAGCATAGAAGATAACAATTTGCTTGCCTGTTTGTTTATACAGCGCCTATAATGCAAGCATATTTCACAACACGAGTGCTTACACATGTCCGACAAGAAAAAAAACCAAGCGAAATCCAAAGGCGGAATAGCTAGAGCTCAATCACTGAGCGCAGAACAGCGTTCAAAGCAGGCTAAGAAGGGAGCTTTAGCCCGGTGGGGGTATAAAGCAACCCACAAAGGTAGTTTCATGGATGAATTCGGCATTGATGCAGAGTGTTATGTCTTGGATGACGCAGATAAGACCGTTGTAGTATCTAAGGCTGGGTTATCGAGATTACTGAGCCTTGGTGGGCATGGGGCACATGTAGACCGGCTCCTTAACGCCCAATACATGGCTGATTACGTCGATCCGATTTTGCTAGAAAAAATGCAAAAACCTCTTATTTTTCAATGGAAACCTGGGGGTACAAATTTAGGTTTTACCGGGGCTCAAGGTTACGACATAACAGTGATTGGAGACATTGCCAATGCGCTGATAAAGGCCAATATTGCCGGAGCGTTGCCGAAGTCGAGGTATGAGGCCGCCAAACAGGCTCAGGCGTTAGCGAACGCCTCTATGAAAGCCGGATTAAAGGGACTGGCATATGCTATTGCCGGTTACAGGCCCGAGGTCCAAGAAGTTATTGATGCGTTCAAAGCTTTTGTTCGCGAAGAGGCCAGACAGTACGAAAAAGAATTCCCGGATGAGTTGTATGAAGAGTGGTATCGCCTGTACGGACTGAATCGACCCGAAAAGGGAAGGCCAATTCGATTTGGACAATTAACAAATATGCAGATTTACGTCCCATTAGCTAAGAGTAAAGGCAAGATTCTTGAACAGATTCGCGCCAGTCGTGATGAAAATGGCAAGCAGTCAGACAAATTACACCTCTTCCTTTCCGAAATTGGTGTTAAAGCCTTGCGACAGCATATTGGCAAACTTCTCGGTGTCGCCGCAATGAGCGATAACAAAGAGGAATATGAAGCTGGAATTGAAAAAGTTTTTGGCCGAATGAAGCCAGAGATGTAATACCGACGCCATAACCCGGCAACGAGCCGGGTTTTTTGGTTATCTCCCGAACCCAACCCCACCTTACTCTCCACCCCAACTGCAAACCTAAATACCTGACCACAGAAGCCATTCGCTTCAATATCGCCAATCGACTCCAGCATTGAAATAACCTCCTCGCCATTCGGCACATATCCGTGCGAGATAAGGTTTAGCGCACCACCTCCCACCGCCTGACATGCTTTATCACTTCAACCTAGAACTTATACATAACTAACCTCTAGGCTTTTGAGCTCACTGCACAGAAAGTAAAAAATAAATCTTCCTTTTAATCATAAAGATAAACAACACAGATAAATAATTTATCATTTTGCTATTGCCAATAATTTATCATTTAGATAAAGTTAATCCCATCAGCAGGACGCACTACTCACCAGGACGGTGACCCGAGTCTCAATGAGAGCCAGATGCAGGTACGAACTGCAATACGCGCTGGTGAGGGTTAAAGAAGAAGAAGGCGTACCGGTACTCCAGAGCGATCGCCAGTCGTTCACCGGTTAGAGGTGAGGGATTCATGAGATACCCCTGACTACGACCTCAAGGGCATGAGCGCAGCCACTGCGAGAGTGTGGCAACTCACCAGGACGGTGATGCTCTTAAAAATTGAGCCCTGAAGAAGGGCGGAATTCAAAGCAGAAAGCTTTGGACTGGCAGTCGGGTATCAGCTATTGGCGATTCGTCAGGCTATAACGCCCTGCAGCGATTCACTTCGTTGCGCCAGTACCAAAGCTAACTGACAGGAGATTCACAATGGATGCACAGTCACGCCGCCGCGAACGTCGCGCAGCTAAACAGGCCGAATGGAAAGCAGCTAATCCCCTGTCTGTTGGGGTAAGCGCTAAACCTGATAACCGCCCTGTTCTGTCGCTGAATCGCAAACCTAAATCACGCGTAGAAAGCGCACTGAACCCGATTAACTTAACTGTGCTTGCAGAGTATCGCGAGCAACTGGAAAGCCGCGCAGAAGCCGTTGAGCGCAAGAATCACAAGCTTTGGTACAAACAGCCTGGCGAGCTCGGCATTACTTGCTCAGGACGGCAGAAGAATCGCGGGAAAAGTATCCCGGCATATTTTGATTGAAAATTTAATATTAATTAGAGGGTGAGTTATGAAACTGAATATTACTGTTGATTTAGAATGGCTTGGCGAAGATGGCGATATGGATGAAGAGGTTAAGCATCAAATTATTTCCGGTGTAAAAGCAGCTATTTCCAGAGATTGCCTTGCTAAAGTTGAGAAAGAGGCTTCTCAGCAGATTAATGAAGCTATTAACGAGTCAATTATCGCAGCCAGAAAGGCAATAGAACAAAAGGCCGTTCAGTTCGCTGATGACTGGTTGGAAAAAGAAGTGACTATCACTGATAAATGGGGCGATACCCAAGATTGCCTTACCATCACCGACCTTATTAAACGTACATTTGATGGTCTGCTTGAGAAAAAGGTGGATGACAACGGAAATTTTGCTGACAGCTACAGTGGTAAAACGCGACTGATTAATTGGCTTACGGGCAAGCGAGTGCAAGATGTCGTTCAGGAGAAGCTTAAGGGTATCAACAAAGATATTGATCGCCAGATTGCAGAGTATGTTAATGAAGGTATACGCAAGAATGTTGCAAATAAGTTCGCTGAAATGGTCGTTCAAACCGCGCAGCATAACCATCAATCAGCAATAGAAAATAAATCATAAGGCCGCTTAGGCGGCCTTTTTTATGAGGGTAAGAGAATGAGTAAAGATAATGGCGGACCAGCATTCCCTGTTCCTGCAACAGAATATCACGGTATGGATGAAGGAATGACATTGCGTGATTACTTCGCAGCAAAGGCGATGACGGCATTTATTACTGGAGCGATGGCTGACGGAATTCATTTAAATCTGAATGGTGGAGATGCGAATACAGCAGCAGAGGCCGGTTATATTATTGCTGATGCAATGTTGAAGGAGCGTGAGAAATCATGAGCAGAAACGGTATTCGCTCTCTCATCATTTCTCTGGTTGCATGCTTAGCAATCTGGAGCGTTGTTATCTTCGCTATATATAAATGGTGCTGAAGATGATTAATCACAATTTACTGCGAGCTGCGCAGAGCAAAGCAGCAATAGCGATTTTTCTTCGAGATGGTGATATGTGGCTTGCTGCCAATCAGCAAATGAAAGCTGCGTCTGGTATGCCGTGGTATCGGAGGAATTCATGGAATGGATAAAGTGTAGTGATAGACTGCCAGAATCAAAAGATGATCTGGTATTGGTTTATTCTGCTACTGGAGGGAAGATAAAACCATATGGATTCCCAGTTGGTGGTTACGATGCAGTCCATATACAGGATTATTTTGACGACATTACAAGCGGCCTTGATAAGGATGGTAATCAGCAATACACGAAATGGTATTTATCGCAGGGGATAACCCACTGGATGCCATTCCCTACCCCACCAACCGAATAAACAAACCAACTTAACCATGTCGGCTATTACAGCGACGGGCTTCGTGCATTCTGAAATCAGGAGGCGATATGAAATTAAAA